TTATCACAATGTTAGTACTATTAGCATCAGGGTCAATAGTATAATCAATCTCTTCATCTTTAGCTGTATCAGATGAAGGATATATTGTTGCGTTTCTATTATTAATTATTTTTAAACCTGTTATGTCAAAACCATCGGATGAGATTATTGATTTTTCTTCTGAACCAATATAATAATATATATAACTTTTTAAGTACGCTAATAATAATTTTAAATTACCTTCGGTAATTTCAATGTTTAATGTACTAAAGAATATCTTTGTTAATTCTGGTAATAATATTTTTCCCAGTGTTGGTTCAACGCTATATAATTCACGAGATCCCAAATATTTATCAACCAAAGTGTTAAAATTATCTGGTATTGTTTTTACGTCATATGATTTAATAGGTTGGTCTCCGAATAACAATGTTCTAAATAATAACCTATAGTCAAGTTTAGCTATAATATTATCAGGTGTTCTTGTTTCAGTAGCATACATTATTATTGGATTAAATATATTAGAGTTTAACCTAAGACCTTTTGGGTTGTTTAAGGTATTATCTACATATAAAGGTCCTGTTGTTGAGTAGTTGTTGATCGTTATCTTATCGTTCATAAACTCATCAATAACAATTTTAGCTTTATTTTCTTGACCGATCGTTAAAGCGTAGTTTATTATTTTAGATACATCATTTTTAGATGCAAACTCAATAAAATAACCAGAATAACCACATAAAAAAGCTGATATCTCTTCTTTTGTGTATGCTCTATCTAATGTTACGCTATCTGGTAAATCTTTATAACCAAAAATATTTGTATGTTTGATTAACGACTGAAAGTTAAACGTGTTAAAAGTTTCGGTAAAATAATCCCCTGTGTCTGTATCAGTAAAATTTTTAAATAAAGACCTAAAATCTTCTAACTTATCAACACCAAATATGTCAATAAGCGCATCAATTTCAGCTGTAGTAACTATTTCTTTTTTATTATCAATAGTAAACCATTTAGCACTAAAATATAAAGATTTATCTTTTTCAAATTTTGAATAGTCGGTAATATTAAGTTTATCCTTTAACGGATTACCCCAATCATACAACTGTCTTACGTTACCATCATGACCGTATTGTGACACCTCATAGTTATCATAAACTTTACCATCCACTAAATGTTGACCGTTTTGTGAAACATAGTCTTTGGTTATCGGAAAAATATTTCTTGTTTGATCAAACCAAAATAATTTAGATGTATTATTAATAAGATTTCTATTATCAAAATATAATTCTTTAATTCCAGACGGGTTTGTTGTGTTTGCGATAATATATAAATCATCATATCTATCAAGATTTGATGTTACAACTTGATATTTTGATAAAAAGAAATTGTCGTTATCTTCTATTGATTTTGGATTCGTATCTTTTTGTGAATATTTAAGTGTACCAGCTAAACCCTTTATAGCTAGAAAATCGGCAATAGGTGGTTTATCAATCGAAATATTGTTTGGTAAGTTGCTGTAAAAAGTTTTGTAATCAAAATTTAAAGCACTTAACACATCATTGTTTATATTATCATAACGTTTTTCATTCGTACCAATATTAGTAAATGATGATGTTGTTAGACCTGTGATATAAGAATCACTTAAATCAGCTTTTTCTATAAGTGTTGATACATTATTTGTTTTATTGTAGGTGTAATTTTTATTTGAAAATAATTCTTTAATATTAATCTCACCCCCACAACTTGGGTAAACAACGTATGTACCTTCTTCATCTATCTTTGATAACCTATCACTTATTTTTCGGTTAAATTCTTTTGACCATAAAGATAATAATAAATAGGCGACTTGTTCATATTGTTTTTCTGGTGACTCAATTATTATATTTGTTAAAAAATCGGTAAGTTGTGAAATAGTTTTTGTGTCATATGTTATTATTGGCATGAATGAATTTGGGTCCACGTCATACAATGATAATATTCTAAGTGTTTTATTAGGTCTTCTGGAATCTCTTTCAGTACCATCTGGATAAAAAAGTAAGTGTATTAATAATGCGGTGAAATCGGATAAAGGAATATTTTCATGTTTTGCGTTTAAATTATTAACTTCACATAAACCTTTAATTATTGTGTAAACATAATCTGTTGAAATATAACCGCCAAGGTAATTAGCTTTAATTTTTGATAGCAATAAAAAAAACTCAGTTTTTTTAGTATCTTTTGAAAAAACAAACTTAGCGTCAAGTGTGATTGTTTTTGTTAATGTATTTAAACTTGTTTTTAAAACCTCAATATTAATATTATGTTTAATTTTGGGGCCAAAACTATTATATGATGCTAAAAAATTAAGTTGTGTATCATTATAAGTTTTAAACGTTTTTAAATTACCCTTAAAATTACCAATAATATGATAAGGAATACCGTCATTATTTGTGGTATCAGTTATATCAGTACTACCATCAAGTCCTTGCCCAAAAAAGAAATGCGACATTGCATTCATGTAATTGTTCAAAACACCATAACCACTAAATGGCATGTGTGATGCGATATTATTATTTAAAGACAATTGAACCTCAAGATCATAATCATAGTATTTTTCTTTATAGTTTTTACTAAAATTAGTATTACTAAAAGAATCACTACCATTACCAACCAAATCATCAACATGTTTTGGTGTTATTGGTTTTACAAATGGTGCTGTTGCTAAAATAAGGTTCTTATCATCAAATACATAAGTACCATAATGTTTGTTTCTTATGATAGGGTCATCAAATAAATCATAACCATTTTTTGTTTTTAAACCATTTACAATACCAAGATCAATTTTATCGTCTTTTTCATAATCATTATAATAATAAAAATCGTACATACCACCAATTTTTAATATCGTGTGTATAGGTAATTCAACTAAACCTTGTGTTGTTTTAAAAGCTGTTGTTAGAAAATTAAAATCTAAGTAACCAGGGTTTGATTCACATTCTATATTATTTAAAAACATTTGACCGCTTTTAAAAAATTTACCAGTGGTGGTTTCTTTTACCATATTTTGTGCAAAAATAGTGTGATTACTTACACCAGCTGTTAAAATATTATCATTTTGAGTTGATTCCAATTCTTTTTTGAGTGTGTCAAAGGTACCATTTTTAGTTTCATCTATAACACTAATCATCATAGCGTTTACATCAATATCATTGTTTGATATATACCTTTTATCTAAAAAATTTTGATTATATGATGCCATATTTTATATTAGTATTTTACTATATTTGATTTCACTTTTAATTTTTTTATCAGCTTTAAGTAATCGGTTTATTCCTTCGGTTTTAACTGATATAGCTAAAGCATTTGATTCTTTATTAGCCGAAACTTTATTATCAATTTTAAATTCTAATGGGTATGTAACAAGATCAAATTTATCACTCAAATAACCATTTGTACTTTTATTTGGTCCAGTATGATTATCTCTAATTTCCGTTGATAATGTACTTAAATTAGGGTCATTACCTTCAATTTGATCATGTATATCTAAACCATTAAAAAAAACAGAATATAATCTTTTTCGTGTGTTAAGGTTTTTACGACTCTTATATTCTAATGGATTGTAATCATATAACGCTTTAAATGTTTCTAAATTTGTTGCGCTGTTAATATACCCCTCTATTCGCTGTTTAGCTATATTTAGTTCAGAGATTGTATATTGTTGTTTATCCAATGTTTGTTCTATTTGTAAAATTATATTATTGATATTATTAACAAGACCAGTTGAATTTGTATCACTACCCGCCATTGTCCTTGCAAACGCATCGTAATGCGTTCCCGTTCCATTAATTTTTTTTATTTTATTATTTATATTAGCATAAAAAACACTAAGACTTGTCTTATCAGCTTTTCTAACAGAATCTTCTAACATCGAAAATTCGTGTGTGGTCAACATATCGATTAATTTCGGGTTTATTTTATCTGTTGTGGTATTTGCAAAACCAGAAAATAACATTAATTTATCAACAAACTCATAAACAGTTTCAATCGGGGTTTGTTTTATATCGTAAGAGTTTATATTATTTATAACCAATAACGATGATATTAACCCACGAATTTGATTACTAACAATTTGATTGTTTTCATTTATTAAATTTACATTCACCACCTCTTCTGATATATCATCATTGGTATCGGTTGAATTTTTAGGGAGTTTCTGCATGGCTTTTAAAGCACGAAAAATTTCCTCGGTAAACTGAACTTCAAACCATTGGTTTGTATTTATATTTCCTGGATATGTTTTTTTAAAAACATATGTATCACTAGCAATATCTAGTTCTTTTTTAAAATAGTTGGGGAAGGGGTAGAATTTTTTTATATCGGGATTATCAATATCAATTTCATATTCACCAAAAAGAGATTGTATTTCTCCCCTGTGTTCATCATCAGCAATTTGTCTAAAAGAATTTAACGCTGATAAATTTAATAATGTTAAGAACACTTGCATGTTATTCATTAAAATACGGATAACATTATCAATATTAGGCACAAAACCTATTTTTTCTTTTAAATTAAAAAATAACTGATCTTCAGTATTAGAATCCACTTTTTCAAAGAAACCAATAAGATTTTTTATTATGATTTTATGAACTTTTATGAAAAATACATCACTAAAATATACATTCTTAAGGGTGTTAATATCTTTCGAAGAGGTGTTATTAAACAGTATTAAATCATCATTAAAAATTGTTTTTAAATCACGATCACTTAATTGAGCTATATATGATTTTTCGTTATCGAAATCTTTACTATTACTCAATTCTGATATAATATTCTTAATAATATTACTTTTTAAAGCATCTCTATTATTAATATTAGAATTAGTGGTAGATGAAAACGATAAACCATCTATTTGTTCCACAACCTTTTCAGAGTACTCTCCTATTAAAAGATATGGGTTAATTTTATTACCACCAGTCTCTTTAGCCATTGCACCAGAAGATAAACCAGCTATTGACCCATTTTTTAATCTATTCAAAAGATTATCATTAAGGTAATATTTACTAAAACTTCTGTTATCTTCTACTAACTTTTTCCGCCATTCTGGTATTTGTGTTTTTATAGACCTTTCAAATATTCCCTCTAATGCAGAATATGCGTTTAAAGCTTCTGATCTATCATTATTAATCGCAGTAAGTGTATCTTTAAAAGATAAATCATCACGACCTAGAGCAGTATCTGTTCTAATCATATCCATTATTGATGGATATTTTTTAAATTCGTGTTTTTTGTATTCGTCTGTATTTTCACCGTATTTTTTTGCGTATTTTCTGTTTTGTTTCTGATATAACGCTTTTAATAATCTTTTACCAAGATAATCTTTACTATTCTCACCACCAATTTTATACATATAAGGTGCTAAGTAAGCATATACCATTAAAAAGTTATTATATATTGAAAATGTTCTTGATAAGAATTCAGCCCTAATAATGTAATTACCTGTTGATGAATCAAATGTTGTTGACGTTTTTGTCATTGACAAAGGGTATTCAATACCTTTACCATAGTAACCCTTTATTGTTAAACTAAACAAAGGATATGGAAATCTATAAAAAATATTATATGGGTTTGTTGGGTCATTACCTCTCTCAAGCAACGTTCTACCCTGTACATCAACAAATTCTATCTTTATGATGGGTGTCATCGCCGCATTATGAGAAACGTCAATACTTGTTATACCAAATGTTTCTGGGTCAAAAAAACCATCTTGTTCATTATTTGTTGTAAAAAAATCACTCCAGTCTGTTGTAAAAACACCCTTATTTCTTTTTTTAGCAAAATTTATGGTACCATCATTATTTTTATCCGCTTTTTCTAAAGGGTTCATAAAATTAACCCCTATTTGGCCAATAGTAAAAACTTTAGATCCATTCCTATCACCACTATCTACAATAGCACTATCAGGATTTAAACGAGCGGTAAGATTTGCGTACATCACAAGATCTTCCTGTTTAATATATCTAGGAATAATATTGTTATCGCTGTTAATTACTTTATTCGGATCAACAACAAAAATCCCTTTTTTTTCAGGTTTACCTACCTCTGTTGGTAGTTTACCAAAACTGGATAATATCTTTTCATCATATGTGTTACCCATAATACGCTACCCTGTTTTTTAATTTTATATCATATTCGTTTAAAGTATCTTGTAAAGGATATGGTATCCTAAGCGTTGTGTTATCAGGTATTTCCCATTCACTGGGTGCCACCTCTGGATTCGCCATTAAAATTAACCAACCGTAATATGGTACCGAATAATATTGTTGACTAATCTTATCCAACCTACTTTTACCTGTGTTATAAACAGTAAATAAATCGGTTGTTTTTTCGATTAATTTAATAAACGGTGGGGATATGTGTTTTGAGTCACTATCTAATGTTTTATATCTATTAAAGTATCTAGCCATATCAATAATTAATTATAAAGCTCTGGGTAAAGTTTAGCCAATTGTGTTTCGGTGTTTATTTTAAACGACTCAGCTTCGTTTACTGAACATATATTAATAATAGACTCATTTTTATATTTTGTAAAGAGTTTTAAGTTTTTAATGATCGTACTATCTGGTTTACTTGTCTCCCTGAATGTAACTTTATAATCATCATAACTACCCTTAATTAATTTATTTTGTGTCTCTATTCTATCTAACACTTTACTTGAATCGTCAATACCAAAAATGTTTTTATTTATTTTTTTTATGGTATTATCATTTATATTTGACGCATAATTAAAAACATCAGTTAAATCAGAGTCATATTTTTTAACAAAAGTTTCGATAAGTTTGAATGTGTCCTCAATCGATTTTTTAATTTTGGATATTTGTTTTTTCTTATACCCAATAAGCCTTATCGGGTTATTTCTGATACTCGCTGGGGGGTTAATACCAGTATTTTCTATTTTAGCCATAATAGCTTCAATATGAACTGATTTGTTCACATAAAGATTATATAAAAATTCTATGAATAAAACATCTTGCATAGCTGACATTTTTACCGTTTCACCATATACGTCACTATTATAACTTAATTTAAGTTTTTGTTGGTCTGGTAATGAATTAATATACTCTTCTGTTATGGTATAATCATAAGCCATTAAAGTATTAAGGTTTTTTAATTGCGTTTTTAAATCAGTATCAGTTAAATTTGGGTTATTATCATTAAATAAATAATAATTTATCTCTTTTATAAAACTATTACCAGAATTAGTTTTCTTATTTAAACCATAGTAAAATAAAACATCTGAAATCGTTAATTTGCTTGTTGGAACACCAGAAGTTCCAGAAGTTCCTGAAGTTCCTGAAATACCAGATGTCCCAGAGGTACCAGATGTCCCAGAGGTACCAGATGTCCCAGAGGTACCAGAGGTTCCAGATGCCCCTGGGTTTAATAAAATACCACTCAAATTATTAATCTGTAAATCAAATTCATAGGCTGGTGTATAAACTAAATCAATGTCATTGTTTTTAGTTTCAGAATCATCTGATAACATAAAATCTAACGTTTTATTACTAAAATCTAACAACTCATAATTAATTTTTTCAAATGTATATTGCATTTGGTACTTACCTTGATTATATATGTTATTAGCCGTATTAGTTACGTTAGTGCTATCATCCCTACTAACCAATGCATATGACGTGGTTTCTAAAGACCTAGCGCTGGTACCGTACTCATAAGGGTTAAATGAGAAGTTCTGATCTGTTGGGCTAGTATTCGATGGTAAAGTTAATTGACCAAACTTAAAAGTGTTCGTAGCTGCCGTACCATTGATTTTTAATACATTATTTGATGGTAAAAAATTATTAAAATCATACTGATTTGGTAAGTCTGTAAGTGTTGGATAACCTAACACTTCACTAATGTAAGTCATATTCCTTATATACTCTTTAATAACACTATCAGATATTGTATTATCCAGTTCGTTTTTAAGTTGTTTAAAGAAATACAATCCGTTACCAAGTGACGCGTATTTTTTTATTAAACTAGGTGTTGGTGCACCAGTACCAGTACCAGTAGTAAGAATATTATAAACACCACTTAAATTAATTAATTCACCACCGTCTATTGATAATTTTTTATATTCTTCATACGGATTGTAACCAAACATTGTACTATCATTGATTGGGGTACTTAATTTTTTAGCGTTAGGTATTACTTCATATAATGTGGCTCTACCCTCTGAATATGTTGCATCATAACCGTATAATGGTAGTGATAAACCAGCTAAGATAACTGACATTTTTGCGATTGAATCATTTAACGCTGTTATCGTTAAGTCGGTATCTGAATCTCTCTTAGAATAAAAGTTTGTAAATTCCGTATCAATATAACTCGTAAAATCTTTTATGTGCCCAGTTTCCAGATTTTTATAAAAGTTTTTAAACCCTTTTAAATCATCTGTTGTATCAAACCAAAAACCTAAAGTGTTTGTCGCAATTTTTGTTCTAAACTCATCAACAAAGTTAGATTCAATATCTTTATATATTTTTATACCATTCGTATCTTTAAAGAAAATACCACCAGTTTCAGATTTACCATCTACATTGTTTGTATAACCATTCGTAAAATTACCTTGGAAATATTTACCACTTCTACCGTTATTTTGTGCGCTTGTTAAAGCTGTGAAATTATAAGGTAAACCTTTACCATCACCAATTTTAAACATGTACTCTTGTGGGTGTAAATTTAATTTTAAAGCTTCAAAAGGTTCTGGTTTATTACCATTTTTACTTAAAAAAAATGGGTGTTGTTTAAACACATCACCAAGTTCTAAATATCTTCTTTCTTCAGCGACCGTGTTAAAGATTTGATAGTATGTTAAACCATTAAGGACTACCTCTCCGTTAACCTCTGTTGGTATAGTTGTATCAGATATGTTACTAATTATCTCACTTATAGTAGTATCAGTACCAGATAAAGGTTTTTTATAATTTTTATTTCTTAATACATTATTAAGTACTTTGTATTTACCAACTGTTTTATCTTCTGTTTTACCGATGTAATTAGCAAAATTATTTACGTAATCACCAAAACCATAATACAACTCACTAAATAAATCATAATATTGTATATCATATCTTTGCATGTAGTTTCTACCGTATTCTTGTCTAAAAGCGTATTCACCAAAATTAGAATGGTCTATTGCGGTCCAAACTTTCTTCGCGTCTTGTGGTAATGGGTCGGTTGGTTTTAATTTTGTGTAAACACCATTAACAATTGGGTATTGGTTAGCTGTTCTAACATAATATTGACCAAGATAAGTAACACACGCTTCCGTTTGATATTCTTTTGTTGCATCAAATTCCACCGCACTAGTTAATTGATTATAATACGTGCCACCAGCCAATTTTGGTAATAACCTTTCGCTAATAACACCAATCGTACCATAAGGTATTGGTAAACCTTCTGTTGAAGGTATTATTAACTCAGCTGCTTTAACAATTGGGATTAAATCCAATGAATTTTCAACAAAAAAATCTTGTTCAAGATTTATTAAATCTCTTTCTCTTCTATCTGTATTAGCAAACGTTCTTTCATCATATACATCTGTATTTGCGTAATAGTTAAATGTTAACGCGTTTTGTAATTGATCAACATATCTTCTTAAACCTTGTCCACCAATATATTTAAATGACATAGTGACTTTTGCAAGCATCGGTTGTACACCAATACCTTCAGGGTTTAAATCCCATAATAACGGATCATAATTAATATTTAAACTATTAATAATAATTTTTGTGTGATAAAAATCACCAATTCTTAAAACAGATACAGGTGGTCTACCAAACGCTGTATTCTTAGCATCGCAACCAGAAATACCAATGTCCTTGGTGATTGTATCACCAGGTCTCATACATTGCTGTAAAAAGGTTAATCTAGCGTTTAACCCTTCAGGTGTCATCGCATGGAATGCTGGGCTAAAATATTTTAATTTTTCTTTTAAACTATCAAAAATAATCGGTGATTCTTTTGACAAATATTCGAAGTAATCACATTCTGTTAATAATTTATTAAGTATTCTTTGCGCAATCTCTCTTTTTGTAACATTGGTTGTTGGGGCTTTTTCTTCAACATACAATGGTGATGTTTCAGCTGGTGGTTCTTCTCTTTTCAAAGGAATTTCTTTTGGGGTTAAAGTTGATTTAACCTCAACCCTTCTAGCGAATGAAGCTATTCCTGATAAGTTACCGCAAACAACATCCGCTTCTGTTTTTGTTACTTGTTGAAATGATGGCTTTTGACGTATAGATACACACGTACCGATAAATTCCTTACCTTTTGTTTCCGTGTTTCCTTCTGGTAATGAAGGTATAAACGGATTTTTAATTATTTCATCGAACTCATCATATGTTCTAACCATATAATATGTTTTGTTTTCACCATAAGGAATAGCGAAATACTCTATACCTTCATCTGTTTTTAATGGTTTACCAAATAGTTTAGTATATTCATTTTCTATTTTTATATTAGGATCATCAATAGAGTCTTGATATAAATCAGCCACTGTTTGACCGCCACCTTGTTGGATGCTAAACGTAATCAATTGTCTTTCTTCTGTACCAACCTCACCTCTATAAATTATGATATTTTTAGTTGTTTCTAAATCACCATGTAATTTATCAACAACGGTTCCATCACTTATCTCTTCGTTTTCTAATGTGAAGCATTTAATATTATTACTAGTCATTACATTGAGTATTAACCATTTTGTAACCGAAACAAATCTTCTTGACGCTAATTTATCGTTATATTTCTGTAAAGCATCTTGATTTTGACCAGGAGCTGATGGTGATGCGTAAGCAAGCATAGCAATACTTATATTATAATCTTTAACAGACGTATAATTATCCGCTGAATAAGTTGTGGCAACGCTTTCTTTTTGTTTTTTATAGTTATATGCTGGTGATTGGTTAGGGTCTAAAGGGTCCCCAAAGAAGTATTCATTACCTGCGGGCGCAGATTCACCTAAAGTATAGGCATATTGAATCCATTTCTTTTCCCCACTTTCTGAAAGAGGTTTACCGCTTACAGTCTGTTCTTGATATTCAGAGTTTTTTTCAAGATCTATATTATTAGCTAGATTTGAATATATATTGTAATATACATCATACCCATCCACCTTGAAATCTTTAGGTTCTTTATAAATATTTTTAGATAGAGGTATATCGTTTTCAAAAAATAAATTAAATGTACCATTAATTATTGTCTGAAGCGATGGTGTTTCAATTTTAATACTTTCTTGTTGGAAACTACCTGATGATTCAACTTTAGATCTAATTTTATCATTTGGTAATCTAACATCTAAATCAGCTATAACTTTTTTAAAATATTCGATATCACTATCACTGAATACACCCCAAATTCTCGCCAACTCAAAAATGTCATAATCCAAACAACCAGCCCAGAAAGCCGCCAATAATTCATCAACCTCACCATCTGTTAAAGCCGCAAATTCTTTATCCACCAATAAGTTCATTATTGTCGGGTGATCAACAACAATATCCCATGATAATGTTCCAGCTCTTTCGGTGTTGTTATATGTGTATATTGCCTCTGGTCTACCTAAGAATTGATGTGTTGTCCAGTTTGTTGTCGTATCATCTGTAAATCTTATGTTATATGGTGGGAACCACATAATTCTACCACCATTAGAACCTTTTTCACAAGGTGGTAAGTCTCTGAACTGAGCTGAATCTCTCCAAGCTAAGTTCTCAAGTGAGAACATGTATTTTCTAGCTCTTTTTTCACCAAAAGCTTCAACAACAGCATCACCCAATCCATCACCCAATCTACCGTAACCTTCGTTAACATTAAGCGCTGATGGGTGTATATTTAAATTTCCGTATCTATCCAATACAGAGTTTCTTTCTTTTCTATTTAACTCTTTCCATCTAATAAGGTCAGTTACTTTTGAGAATGGTTTTGCTTTTGTCCAAGACCTACAAAGAGAAACCTCATTGTACATTTTTTTACCATCTCTATTACCACCTCTATCTAAACCTGGTATCAGATAGTTATAACCAGTAACCTCACCTTTTTTGTTTTTTCTTTCAACCTTAAAAGGTGATATTACATTAGAACCTTTTGATGAAAAAGTATATCCATCAAAAAATTTAGTTTTTGTTTGGTCAATAGAATTGATCGCATCATTTCTTCCACCAGCTTCCAATAATTTTTGTGTAACAGCTAATATTGAACAATCTCTAAATCTACTAGCAGAATTTACTGATAAGCTACCGATATCCTTAATTTTACCATCCCAACTATCTGGATATGATGTCATTGCGACTGGATCCATAAAAGTTTCTTTACTCTCACCTCTCCAAATAAATGAAGTTTGAATTGACCCATATTTTGAAACATCTTCAACACCTGGTTCAATATAATAATTTTCAATACCACCCTCTCTCTTTATTCTAATAGCTCTGGTTAACTCACTATTAGCTCTAACTTGTAAACCGTTATCATCTTGTAATAAATGAAATATACTAACATTTTTACCAGCTGTAATGTATGGGGTAAAAACAACATCTTCAGTACCTTTTTGAGCTTTTGCAGCTCTTTTAAATAACCTAGTATCAGCACCTCTTAATTTACTCTGATAGTCTGGGGAGTACTTGTTATTACCAAGATTTGAAAATAAGAAAAATCTTTGCGCTCTACCAGTTTCATCTAGTCTATCAATAACTCTATTTTCTAATTTATCTTCTATTCTTGAGTTACCACTATCATTTGCACCAAAACATGTTGGTCTTAAAACAATAGAATCGTCTTCAAAGAATTCAGATGTTAATCCACCTAAATTAGTGATATCTGAAATAAAACTAGCTAATTTACCTAAACCACCTTTAAATGTTGTGATATCAGCGTTACCTCTTTCAATTATTGATGATGGGTCTTTAATAAATTCAATAACTTTAAGTGGGTTTTTTAACATATCATCAATAGTTGTTAAACCAGCCACCTCTTGAGCTGTTTTAGTTAATAGTCTTGTTTTTAAATGAAATTTTAATTCCAAGGCACCTATTTGTGCTAATAACGTATCATTTTTTAAACCAGGTTCCGTTAATAAATTAGTGATATCTAAATTAGGACCTAATAGAACGCTCAACGGAGTTGATGCTGTAGGTACGTTTAAGAAATCACCCATCTTTATATTAACTGGGTCGGAATTGTTTAATTTATCTTCTGTAAGATATGGATTTTGTGGTGTATTTGGTGTATTATTTAATAATAAATTCTCTAAAATTTCATAAACAATAGTATTTTCAGCACCATATTTATTGGTTACTACGTTTTTTGTATAGTCAGTTGTAAGCGATGATAATTGTGCTTGATTAGGTACAATAAAATCATTTATCAATGTTGCTGTACCAACTGGGATAGCACCTGGGTTAGACAAAGCAAAAGCGTCTGTTGGATCTGTTGGATCCTTTGCCATATTTTTATTAAACAAACTGATCATTATTGGACCAGATAATGTACCAATATCACCAGGGTTAACATTTGAAAATGTACTTATTTGTGATAATGTACCTCTACCAGCTAAATATTGAGCAGCAACTGACGCACTTGGTGATAATGTTGTAATACCAGCAGCAACATCAATTGGTGTGTTTAATGTCATTGAGATGTTTAAAGCTCTTGGTGTTACAGAGTCTGTAAGAACATCACCAGGATTAACAACATTAAAGTTATTAATTGTTGTATCTAAACCTCTACCAGCTAAGTATTGTGATGCGATTAAACCTGAAGGTGTTAAATTAACAATACCAGCGGCGATATCAGCTGGTGTGTTCAAATTCATCGCAAGATCCAATGTTCTTGGTGCAAATGAATCGGTAACAATATTACCAGGGTTTATGTTAATATAATCATTAATAACACTATTTAAACCTCTACCAGCTAAATATTGTGCAGCCAAAGAACCGCTTAATGATGTAACCCCAGCAGTGATGTCCGCAGGTGTATTTAATGTTCGTGCAAAGTTTGAATTTCTTGGTATTACAGAGTCTGTAACAACATTACCAGGATTTACATTAGGTAAAGTTGTAATCGCAATAAATGTACCTTTACCTGAAAGATATTGTGCAGCGTAGGCACCACTTAAATTTGTTAATCCAGCTGTTATATCAACTGGTGTACTTAATGTTTGTGCAAAGTTTTGTGTTCTTGGTCCTACAGCTTGTGTTATAACATTACCAGGATTTACATTAGGTAAAGTTGTGATAGCAACAAATGTACCTTTACCTGAAAGATATTGTGCGGCTAAAGAAGCACTAGGGCTTAAGTTATTTACACCAACAGTGATATCCGTAGGTGTACTTAATGTTTGAGCAAAGTTTTGTGTTCTTGGTGTTATGGCTTGTGATATAACGTCACCAGAGTTAACAACATTAAATGTATTGATAACACTAGGTGTTCCAAGACCTGATAAATATTGAGCAGCAAACGATGCGTTAGGTGTTAAGTTGTTTACGCCAGCGGTGATGTCTGTTGGTGTACCGATGTTCATTGCAAGGTCTAATGTCCTTGGTGCAACCGAATCGGTTACTACATCCCCAGAGTTAGTATTTTGGAAATTATTAATTACCGTAAAAGCACCCTTACCAGAAAGGTATTGGGCTGCGTATGTTGCGTTAGGCGTTAAATTTTGTACACCAGCAGTAATATCAGCTGGTGTGTTTAATGTCATAGCAAAATCCAAATTTCTTGGTGCAACGGCATCTGATAATACATTACCAGGGTTAATATTAATAAAATCATTAACAATTGTTAAAGCGCCTCTACCTGAAAGATACTGAGCCGCAATCGCTGCATTAGGTGTTAAGTTATTTACACCAGTAGTAATATCTGTAGGTGTATTTAATGTATGTGATAAACCCAAATTTCTTGGCGCAACAGATTCTGTTAGCGCATCACTTGGGTTTGTATTTGAAAAATCGTTTATTACTGTTAATTGACCTTTACTATTAACTAAAGAAGCTACATAAGCAGCACTTGTAGTTGTGTTAAGTAAACCAGCATTAATGTCAGCTGGTGTATTTAATGTTTTATTAAGGTTTGCTGTTCTTGCTGGGATACCATTAGTATCAACATCACCAGGGTTTTGTACGTTATAAAAATGTATTGCGGTATCTTGTCCCAATGAACTTAAATACGCATTAACTGTAACCGAATTAGTTAGATTAACTAAACCAGTTACAACATCAGGTGGGGCCTGTAAATTTAAATTAAGGATCACATTCCTAAACTGTCCCGATATACTATTTAAGCTCATATGTTATAAATATTATTTAAACTGTTTTTTTATTAAATTATATCGGAGCAACGCCAAAGTCAACAATATAATTCGCACTACCATTGCTGTTTTGTGACATCGTTCTTTTAATCCACTCACCCATCATAACAGGATCTGAATCATAAAATTCTTTTGCATTTATTTTTTGAGTACCGTTTTTAGTTTTTGCTTCAAGCTCTCCACTAACAACAACTGTTATTGTTTGTTGACTATTGTTTGTATTAGAATTTGCATATTTATTAGCGTTTAATTCTGATATCAAAGCCATGGCTGATCCAGGTGCTCCAGACATTGCCTGTCCATTTGATAAAGCTAGATAATCATTAACTTTACTTGCCTCTGCTATTTCAGACCCATATACACCTGGAATTTCTGGGAGACCCATGAAACTTTTTAAAGTTTTATCATCACGTTTTAATCCTTCTGTTATTAAATCTTGTTTAGCTTGATTACCACCAGTAAAAAGATCTGAAAACTGAGCACCAGAAACTTTAAAATTATTCACCATTCTATCACTCATGTAAGTACCAACACTTTGCATACCTAACGCATCGCTTGCAAACATACCAACAAAATCAACAACACCACTAACCCCAGCCGCTAAACCACCTAATAAATCATTACCCCATCCAGCTTCATTTTGTTCCTTTCTAACATTTTTTACTTTTTCAGTTAAAGTTGATTTATTATCAATACCCATTGCAGCCGCCTTACCCCTTGTGTTTTCGTCATTCGACTGCATAGCAATACCAGCGTTTTCCAACATCCCACCAATACCTGTGATATTTTTCATTGATTTAAGTATTTCACCAAATGCAATTTTTACGTAAGGTATGACATTATCAAATACAAATTTTATAATACTAGTAAATATTTCCTTCATCTTATCAAAGAAAGCACCATCACCATTCATTATCTTTCTTATACCACCAATAAATTCAGTGAAACCTGATAAAAACATATCAACACCAGTTCTAAATTTACCACCTGGACTAAAAACATCTTTTATAAGTGGTATCAACGTTGATGCGATATCTTTACCTAATTTTTCAATTTCATTTAACAAACCACTATCAGCTAAAAGCTTATTTAATTCTGTAAATAATGGTGTTAAACCAATTGCAAATCTTTCTAATATATTATTAAATCTATCTTGTAGTGTTAATCTTTGTTTTGCGGCCTCATCATTAGCTTTTCTTTGATTTAATATTGTTTGTAACTGATCTTTACTTGTAATCGAACTAACTAATTTACTAACACCGTTTGGCATTTTAATCTCATATTGACCACTTTTATTTATGGTCATTAAATTAGCCAGAGATTGTTTATCATCATCACTAAAACCTACTAAAGAACCAGCTCTCTTACTAAGAGCATTCATTTTATCAGTTGTTTTAGCTTGTTCAATAGCAGCATTAACAATACTATCATAATTTTGACCAAGAGATTCAGCAACTTCTTTTAATATTTGACGTTGTGCTGGTGGTATTATGAAATCACCGTTTTTGTTTTTAATCGCTAAACCTTTTGCTGCGTTAATTAATTTTTCAGCCATTCCATCCGCATTGTTCATTGAATCATACATCAATTGGAATGGATCCCCAAACATTTGTGCAAACTCACCACCAAGTACTTGTATCTTAGCAGCAGCTTCTACAGCTTTTTCTGGACTAAAGAAAGCATCTTTAAATGATTTTATTGATTCAGCTAAGTTAAATCTTAACGATTCAGCTTTAGCGGCTAATTTTGTTAAACCCTCAACACTTCTACCAAAACCAGATCCTGTTAAAGCTTTAACAACTTCTGTAGTTGTTTGTAATAATTTTGTTTGATTAATATTAAACCTAGCGGCTTCGTTTCTACCTTTTTGAGCAACTTTGAGTGTTGTACCTAAAGAGTAACCTAAATTATCAAATTCAGCAACCATTTTAGTTACACCTTCAACAGCTAACCCAGTGCTATTACCAAGATTAACAATATCAGTAATTTCTTTCGTACTAAAAATTCGGTTTTTACCCGTATCCTCACTAAATCCTTTTATGATTTTACCAACATCTTCTATTTTACCACCATATTCAAGTATTTCATTATATATTGTTGGCATCGCATCTAATAGTCGATAATATTCTTTATTGGTCATACCGATATCCGCTGACAATGCACCGACAACTTTTTGCATTTCAAGGAATAACTTCCAAGCTTTTTCAATAGGGAAAATAATTTTAAAAATAGCTTTACCGATATCAAACGCAGCACCTAATATATTACCAAACATACTGAATAAACCACCAAAACTTGATGATAAAAAACCACCAACTTTACCAAAGATGTTAAGCGCTTGACCCAATTTACTAACGGAAGATTTTGCCATTTCGTAATTTACTTCCTGTATTTCTTTTTCAAGTTCTAACTGGGCTTTTTTCTTTTTAACTAAATCAGCGGCCGCTTTATTACCTTTTTTTTCGAGTTGCTCAGCAACCTCAGCCATGGTTTTGATTTCAACTTCGGTTTTCTTAAGACCTTTTTTAGCTTTTTTAAGATTTTCAGCGTCTTCAGCCATTTCTTTACCAAACCTTTTTAGGTTTTGGTAAACTGATTGTGTTTTTAAATCCCATTCTCTACCAGCTGCTTTTTTTGCGTTTATAGCATCATACATCGACAACATCTTATTGATGTGCTCCTCTTCTTGTTGTGCTGTTATGATATTGGCTTTTTTTGCGGCATCAAGTTTCTTTAACGCCCCATCTAAATTACCAAAAATATCCCCTTGTGCCATATATTAAATTTAATGATTATTGCTTAACTATAAATATTAAACATTATATTTTATTATGAATAATAGACCATTTGGTTTATTATTTGTTTGGATACAATGTTCGTTGCCTCTTTAATACCACCACTATCTAAATCATGTTGTGTCATATCGATTGTACCCGTTAAATTTATATTAACCACTGGTTTTTTTACGGACGCTATTTGATTAGCTTTTTCATTAAAAAATAATACAGCATCATCTTTTCTACCTTGTAATATCTTACCGTTTGCAAAAACAACTGGCCCCTTTGTATTTAATGGATTTAAAATTGGGTTATTATCCATCTTAAATGGTACCGAAACATTTGGTGTATTTTGCTCATAACCCATAAAATTTGGGGTTGGCGTTGTATTAATAGCTTTGGTTGTTTTTTTACCTTCAGCAGCTTTTTTGTTTGCCGCATCAATTTTTTGTTTTAAATCAGTAAGTTTACTTAAATCAATTTTATCTTCATCTAAATTTGATGTATTATAAGCTTTTACATCCTCTATTAAACCTGGTAAAGCTTCTTTTGCTAAAAAACTATCTTCACCACCAGATAAAACAGCTTTAGATTTCATTTGTAAACCATAACCTTTCATTGAATCAAAACCAAATAACTCACCCAAATTTTCAATTAGAATCCCACCCGTATATTGTAAGTAAGGTATAACATTAACTTTAAATAACGAAAAAATTAAAACACCAGTTTCAGAAATTCTTTGACCAAGTTCTTTTTTCGGATCCATCCATATGTCGAATAATTTATGAAAAATATTTTTAATCGTAACAAAACCATCAAATACTAATTTTCTAAAATTACCATTTTCAGAAAAAGCTTCGTGTATAAAATCAATCATATTAGTTGATATATCTTTAGCTAAATTTTCTATATCACCTATTGTGTTATGGTTATCAAATAAATTATTCAGTTCAATAAAAACTTGTGAAAAACCAATACTAAATCTATCGATTGCAATACCAATTCTTTCAGCTAATGTTTTTCTAAGTAAGGCTGTTTGTTCGTTTTTTCTTTCTTGATTTAAAATACCGTATATTTCTGCCGTGCCTGGTGTTTCTTCTAGTCTTCGTATAATTCCGTTTGATAACATTATACTATAAGAACCATCCTCATTCATTGTCATTAAATTAGTTAGTAAAGTATTTTGTTCATCAGTTAATCCGAATGTTTTAACACCTTTACTTCTTAAAGCTTCTATTTTATCATTATATTTAGCGTCCTCAATAGCGGCGTTAAATAATTCATCTGCATCTTGATTTATTGTTTTAGCAAATTCTCTTATTAATTCACGATCTTCTGGTGATATTTGAAAACCATTTCTACCTTTAAACGCTTTACCTTTAACAACTTCCATTAAATCAGCTGTTAATTGTAATGGATCTTCTATACTTTTTGCCATTAACGTAAAAGGGTCACCGAAGTAAAAAGCGAATTTACCACCAAGTAATTTAGCTGTCGATGCAACTTCTATCGCTGTTTCTGGATCGGTAAAAGCGTCTTTAAAAGCACCAACACTTTTTTTAACATCAACTCTAGCTTTTTGTGTTTTAATAACTAATTTAACCATACCCTCTAAACCTTTTTGGATACCAAAACCTGTTAATTCAGTAACCAATTCACTAGTTTTTTTAAGAACCGTTGTTTGGTTTTGAGAAACTGCCATAGACTTTCCTCTAACATATTTTGTAAAACCTAATGTCTTATCTAATGAATATCCTAAATTTTCAAAATTACCGATTAATTCACCAGCCGCATCAACACCAAGTCCAGTCCCTAAACCAAGTTCAATTATTGATTTAAATTGCTCACCGCTAAAAACCCTATTTCTATTTGTTAATTTGTTATAACCTTCATAAGCTTCACCAACTTGCTCAATAGTACCACCAACATCTAAAACTTCGTTCATTATTAATGGCATGTTATTAAAAAAACGCTTAGATTCTGACGCTAATAAACCAGAATCCGCTGAAACTTTACCGACAAGTCTTTGCATTTCTAAAAACTTCTCGTACACAGCACCAATACCCATATCAACACCAAGTACATTCTGTAAAAATGAAAAACCTATTTTAACAATACTAACAGCAACATTAAATAACATTTTTGCTGCGCTAATAATAAGACCACCAACCACCATTATGGCGGCTAAATAAGGGTTACCAGATTTTGCCCCAGATTCAACCGAACTTGTGACATCATCCATAGCTTCTTTAATATCTTTTTCAATTTCTAACTGAACCCTTCTTTTGTGTAAAGCTTTACCTAATTCATTTTTATGGTTAGCTATTGCATCATTTTCTTTTTCTTTATAAAGATTTATCTGTTCGTCAAGAAATCGTATTCTATCTTTATTTTTTTGGCGTTCTTTATAAATCTTTTCTTTTTCTTTTTGTACTCTTTTAAAATACCCCCATAAACTTTCGTTTTTGGCATTCCATCGATACATTTCTTCTTTTTGGGCAATAGCATCGTTATACGTATCAATTACATCTTGTACGTACCTTTCAATCATTTGTTGTGAATTGGCTGAAGCTGCTGTATTAACTTGCAACTTTTTAACCATCTCATCTATCGCTGATGATATATCCCCTTGCATTATTAAAAAGTAACAATTATTTGTCTACCACTTTTTTTTATATCCGTAAATTTTTTAGGTAAAACCCTATTTACGTAATCCACATTAGCTTTATTTTTAAAATAATCTATGATTTTATCGATTGTTGACCCAGAAATATTATTAAACTCAATTTTTTTTGTTACCTTCTGTTCATTTACATGTACGACCACTGTATCATTATCGGTATTTATTTTAATGTCATTAGGGTCATTTGGATTTTTTTGTATAGTAACATCTGTGTTTTTAAAATTATCATTACCTAAAATACCTTGTAAATTTTTTTTATTTAAAAAATCAAGATTTCGTTCATATTTAATTTTAACATCTGAATATTTTTTGTTATCAATAAAATAAGCTATTGTTAATATAATAAGTGATAAATCTTCCGCGACACCCAAAACATTATTATCATATTTAAGATTTGAGTATATACCCTTATGATGTTTACCAGCAATCGCTAATAAATTATCTTCAACTTTATCAATGCTAGCCGAAGCTCTATTAGCGGAAACATTAGCAGCAACGTTAGCTTTAATATCATTATCTTTAGCTAAAAATTCTTGAAATGACAATGGTTCAATTTCTTTAGTATATTCAGCGTCCGTTTTTTTTGGGTCTGAACTTTTAATATCAGGTAAATCCTCAAATTCAACTCTTTCATCCAACTTATTGAAAAGTTTTTCTAATTGGGTTTCTGTTATAATATATTTTTTCATAAATGTGTTTTAATATAAATATCGAATAAAACAAAAAACCCACCTTGATAGTGGGTTTTATTTATCTTCTACCAGCTTTCGCCTTGCTCATCTCTCTTTCTCTTGCTTCTTTTATTTTTTCATTCTCTTCCATCAAAATATCAATAAATTTCCTTCTTTCAAAAACTGGCATTGCCATTACATCAGCATAGGTAAAATTAGCGTGCTTAACCAGGATATATGATTCATACATCATCTGGTTCCTATAATCAAACGTAAGGCCAAAGAAATTTGGCTGTAATAGGAAGTTCACCAAAAAAAAACTCTCCACTCGGAGCTTGTACATTAATAGTTAAATCAAGACCTGGTTCATTGTCAGATAAATGCTTCCTAAACTCAGCTGAATCCATTGGTGACATGGTATCAATAAATTGTGCAATAGCAGCCTTTTCTCTAATACCATCAATCTCAGTAATTTGACTTTGTAATCTAAGCGTCATAACTTGGCTAATCGCATTTGAACCCATTTTTTTGGTTCTTGATTGATCTTCTTTAACCAACTTATCATCTTCATCAGACGTTAAATATTTAAATTTAACCGTTTTTTTGCATTTTGGTAACGTAAATGAACACTCACCGTTTTCATCTGGTTTTAACGCATTTTCTTTTATTGGTAATTGACTGATATCAATATCCTCTGTAAATTTTTCATTTGTTTTAGGGTCAGTTAATTCTACTGGGTAGATCTCACCATAACCTGTTGCTCTTAAAAAGAAGATAATAGCGTTTCTATCACCTGGTAATAATTGACCAGCTTTGATATCTTTATCTAAAATCTTTTTTTCTAATAAAACATCTAAAACTTTACCACTTTGTAATAAGTTTGGTGATGTTAAAATGTTCTCATCAGCAGCTGTCATATAAGCAACCTTGATAGTATCTTTTTTGTTTTTGTAAAATTTACCACCTGAAGGTAAGCTAATCACATCATGTGCTGGTTCAAAGTAAACTTGTTGTTCGTTATCCATATTTTTTATTTATTTAGATTAATTATAGTACATTATTAAATAGTGTAAACAGTATTTTTTTTAAAATATACAATTTACCCCGTTTTTAATAATACTTATTATAATAATACGCAGATATGGCCAAAAAGAAAAGAAAAATTGGAAAATTATTTAAAAAAATGGGTGGTACTTCAAATCTTGAGGTATCTTTCGCTGAAATACTTACGAGTTTAGATATAAAATTTGAACAACATTTTGTTTTTAAAAAAAGAGAATTTGATTTTTTATTAACTGAACATAATATTTTGGTTGAAACTCATGGTTGTTTTTTCCACTGTTGCAAAAAACACAATCCAGAGGCTAAATACGCCTTTCAAAGACGAAACCTAAAGAATGATCAGTACAAAGTTAAACTGGTCAAATTTGACCCCACATACACCTTATTAGTCATTTGGGAACATGAGGTGAATACCCAAACAGTACTAACGGAAAAAATTAATACTTTCATCGGAAAATATAGTAAATTACTAAATGAATAAAAAAAAAGGGGTCGCATAGCACCCCTTTGTAAAATTAATTGAAAAATTCTAGTAAACCAATATACAACGATCCATTCTCAATGTAACCGTAATATCTGCAATTTCATCATCGCTGTATTCTAACGATCCAAAATCAGCATTGGTTATAAATGTACCTTGAAGGATCCATTTTTCTACAACAACACCCGTTGGATCAAGCATTTCTAATTCTATATCTTTTTTATAACCAGCAGCATAACCCATTCTACCAGTAACAGACTCAGCATGTAAACGAACCCATTCCATTAACGCTTGTGAAGCAGAAGGACCGATAGGATCTTTAAACGTAACGTCAATAGCATCCCATGTAAATCTACCAGCTACATATGTAGAAGTATTTAAAAACGGTATCTCAACTTCGTTTATTGCGATTTTAGGTCTTGATGTAGAGATTACAAACCACTCGTTAATTCCAAGTGAGCTTGGGAATCTTAAAATAAATCTGTTCTTTCTTTTTGGTTCGTAAGGAACAGGCATTTTCATTAATAAGTTAGCCATATTTTTTCTTTATTTAGTTTTGTTTTATTGTTTATTAATAAATATCTTTATTTTTGTATTTGTACACTTTTTTTAAAAAAATATTTAGGAATACTTGACTTTTCGCGTTTTTTATATTATTTTTGTTAAGGTACTTAACCAAAGTACTCTATTCATATAGTACTATAATATATTATCTATTATATTCTATTATATATATGTACTATATATTATTTTTCTTTGTTACTTTCTTTTTAACCACCAGCATAAATTAACCAACGATAAAAAAAATATGGGGGTACTATTAACGCACCCCCAATTTTATTATATGTTATCAAATGATACGTTTTGTGGAGTTACTGTAAATTCAAGTTCAATGAATTCTAAAGTAGGTGTTGGTTTGATAAAGATTCTACCTCTTAATGTGTTTCTATCGTTATCTTCAACGTCCATTGCAACGCTAACTCTAAAGTCTGTTAAACCTCTTTCTTTTCTGATGTTATCCAAAATTGGGTTAACCAAAGACAAGAATTGATTTCTAACTGTAGTATCGTTTGGATCAAATAATAATCTCTTAGATACACTCATGATCAATCTTCTTGCTTGTAATAACAATCTTCTGATGTTAAGTCTATCAAGAGCACTTGATTTGATTTGCAAGTTTCTGTTACCCCAGATAACAACCCCAACGTCTGAATAAGTCGCTAATGGATTAATTCTACCTGGATATAAAACATCTCTAGATTCTTGGTCAAGAACAATACGAGCTCTATTACATTTTACTAAACCTCTATTGTAACCAGCAGTTGCAAACCAAGGGAATGCTACGTTATCAGTGTAAGCCATGTTTCTTACTACTTCAGCAGTAGGTGGGATAAACAAGTTTGCATTGTTGTCTGTATCTACGATTTGAATCCAAGGATAGTAAACCGCAGTGTAGTTAGAATCAATTTCAGTATTTTCTAATTCACTAACGATATCTTCCGCATAGTACCAGTTTTCAGTATCTGAAGGGTTGTTATTGTTTAACAACTTGATATCAGGTAATGTTGGTAAATAAATCGCATCCAATCTTTTTTCTTCAACAACCTCAATTGCATCTCTAACCAAGTCAGTATTATTTAAAATATCAATACCTGGTGTTGCTAAAATATTGATAGCAGTTTCTTCTGGGTTTTGGAATTTTTTGATACCGTACATTGTAGCGTAGTAATCAGAAGTACCAAATAACTCAGCGTATTCAACATTTGTGAATGTATCGAATAATCCAGCTACGAAACCAGTTCTACCGATTTTATAATCATCTGTGTTTGTTCTGTTAACTCTATACTCATCCCAACCATCAAAACCACCATAAAATAAAGCTGTGAATTTTCTTGTTCTCATGTTATTGTATGGGTGAGTTGTTGTTCCATCAACAACTATTGGATCAATGAATGAAGCGACACCAACAGAAAAAACTTGTTCTCCAGTTACAGAATCAATAAGGCTACTTGCGTTAATATCCATGTGGAAACCTTTTGTTTTAGTTACGTAATCATCTCCAGTGTTATAAGCGTTGTCACCTAAAGTACTGATTTTACCTTTGAATAATAACAAATCTTTATCAGCACCAAATTGAGTTGAAAAACCTAAGTAGTGTTTTCTTATTACATCACCACTAGAAACTGTAGCGTTAGCAAATGGCGGGTTATAAATTGTATCACCAGGTGCATAATATTTAAGTTTGTATGGTATTTCTGGAACCTCTGTAGCTGTGTAACCGCTTAAACCATTTGTTCTAAATTCATATCCTTCAAAACCAGCTGGAACACCATCTATAGGGGCGTTTATAGCCATTTCAAGTACAACATAAGAACTCTTAAGTGGATATTTGTTATCAATTGTACCTATTTTTCTACCAACAAAGTTATCTAACGATTCGTCCATTGTACAATCAACAAATTTTTCAATTATAGAAGCGTTTGCATCTGTGTCACTAAATGATCTAACGTAGATATCAAATGTTTTCTTAGATAAATCAACATTAGCGATTGAAGCTTTAATTTCAGTATTAGCGTTAGCACCGTCAGAGATTGAGATTAATCTAAACAATCTTTGTGGTAAACCACCTCTTAATTCAGATACGAAGAAAGGTGTTACTGGTGATTGATACTGGAATCTGTAGTGATCCCAATCATTAACTGATGTTAATTCACTGTATAAACCTTTAATTTTACCGTTTAATCTACCAAATTTTAAAGAAGCATCATAAGTTTCCTCAACGTAGATATAAGAATCTTTATTGTTTGGTGTTGTACCAACCACTTTTTTAATGTAGTTAGATTTTGTGCTATCTAAAGAAACTGTATATGTGAATGTGCTACCAGTTGGGTTTGCACTTGTACCAGTTAAATCAAAAGCTAAGTATGGATCATTAACAATCCCTATTGGGGCAACCATATCCAATGTGTTAACTTTATAACCTAATATATCTGAAGTATAAGTACCTCTACTTCTTATAGTTGCAACATTTTTGTTATGACCTTCCATGAATGGATCAGCCATTAAATCAACAGTGAATAATTCTAAAACACCATTAATAATAGTAGCACCAGCAGATGTAAATGTGTGGCAATATAAAGCAAACGAAGGTCCGTTATATGTTTGAGTACCTGTGTTATATGTTAATTCATTATTTAAGATATAAGCATCTCTATCAGCAGAAGGTATTGTAAAAGGTAACTCATATGCATCAACATAATTTGGTGTTAAACTGTGTGTAGCTGCGTCAACTGTTAAATCAGTATCCATATCTTGAGTCAAAAGACCCCAGTATAAAGCATCACCAACATAAAAGTCAGCTGTTGTATAAGTACCAATAGTTGTAAAGAATTGATTAAATGATGTATCAAAATCTGTTGTATCAACACCAGTTGCGGTAGCGATATAATCAATTAAATCAGTATTACCAGAAACCCCAGTGACATAAAAAGTATTACCGCTAGTATCGAACTGAAAATTAATTGATGTTTGAGTAACACCGCTAGTTGTTAAAGTTGATTGATCGATCGCACCTAATGTTTTAATAACCCAAGCCATACCAGCATCGTAGCCAGATAAACCTAAAAGTCTTGTTACATACAATTGGTTTGATTGAGTTAAATACTGTTTTGCAATGTACGGTAATTCGTACTTAACAATCTGCGTATTTTTAAATTTTTCTGGGTTAGTACCACCAAAAGTAGTTTTAAATTCATCGAAATTTCTGATGAATATTGGTTGGAATGCTGGACCTTTTAAGGTTTCACCAACTAAACCTAATGTTGTAACACCAACTGTCTCAGTTGTAAATGATAAGTCCTTTTCGGTTGTGTAGACACCTGGAGATGCATAAACTTTGTTTGCCATATTTAGTTAATTTTGTTTATTTAATTTTATCTTATTGATAAATATCAGATTTTTTACCAAAAAACCAGAATATTTGTTGATTTTTAAAATTCTTTTTTTATTTTTAAATATTTTCTGTTATTGTAAAAGTTCTACTAATCGCTGGTGTCACAATATAATCATCTGGATCTGATAAAAAACCTTGTAAATTAAAATTGTACATTTGCACATAAAACCTTTTATTATCAAGATCAGTCACTTGACTTTCATCTGAAGAATCTTCTAAAATAATTGGAATATAATGTCCATTAACCACCGTATAAGCTTGCTTGCTTTGAAAATTTTTTAAAACGGTTGCGTTAAATTTATTAAGTTCTTGTTGTCTATAAGCGAAAATTCTAACATCGTAAGTTATATCAACAGGAATTGGTTGTGGTATTTGATAAACGTCAACACCCATTTTATTACCATCCCAAGTTGGAACTTCCGCATACGTATAATGTTTACCTGTCGGTATATTATAAATTAAAGATGGGTTTGTACCGTATTTTGTATCTGGATTTCTAACGATATTAATAAACGGAATCTTTAAATTTTTGTACTCATCTGAAAATTTCCATGTTTGTGAAAACTCATTCCATTTCTGGATACCCATCATAAAAACAGGTACTTTCTCACCGTCAAGAGAAATAGCTAATTCGTTAGTAATAAACTCTTTAAAACCTCTATCTAAATCAACATGCATCACACCCTTTGGTAAATACGTATCATTGTTGGTGATCATATCTTTCATATTTTCAGCCGCACCGCTTTGCATTGAGTAAGGATACTCTATGTTTGCACGTTGTTGTGTAAGATTAATATTCTTTTTAAATGAACCTGGTAAAGCCATGTTTATAGTCCCTTAAATACGTTAGGATCCACGTTTGTACATTTTATTCTTTTAAAATAACCAGAGTAACCAAATTGGGTACTTGGGTTATCAGTATTCACGGTATCATCATCAAAAACCGTAAAATATTTAAAATTGTTTTGTCTATCCGAATAACCAATAATATCACCATAACTTATTTCGGTATTCTTCTCATCCAATTGTTTCTGTAAAACCGTAAACTCAAGATTTCCATAGTCTTGATACCTTAAATTACCGTTTGGTGAATATGATTTATTCTCACCATTTTCAAGGTTAAGTATAACCTTTAACTCGACTGGTGATAAAAATCTGATATCATTTACGTTACTTTCACCGTAAACATCATCCATTTGTGTGTTAACCCTATCAACTCTAAATAAAACAACAGTAAAATTCATATCACCCTCGATTAGCTCTGTTGCCATATCAAGCTCAAGTTGAAAATCTTCTTCGTCATAAAACCTATTCAACCTTGTATTTGGTATTCTAGTTTTTCTTTCCATTGCTGTTTTCATATAAATACTTTGATTTATTAATGAATTGACTTTATCCTAAAAATTTATTATTATTAAATAACAATAAATTAAGGTAAAACAAACATAAATGCAATTACCAATAGAAAAGAGGGCTCTAGATATATTAAAAACATACAAAGGGTCAAATGATTATATATTGGGTATACAGAATACTTACTTTACAAGTAAAAGTTTTATACCCACAAAAAACCAAAGTGATTATATCATTAGAAATGGTAATGTTGATCCAGTTGTTGTTAATAAATTATTTGATATTAGTAAATCTTGTAGATCTTTTATTGCTGAACAATTAAAATTAGATTTTATCCCTGAAAATATATTCATCAATAAATTACTTAGTAGAAAAGAAAATTTTTTACATGTTTATGGTTGTTTTGAGGAAGGTTGTGATGAATATCACACTTTTTACATATCAAAAGAATGTGTAAAAGTTAGTCGCCCTGAACCAGAAATTGATCCAACAAAGTATGAAAGGGATCCAAAACCACATCAGATAACAGCTATTAAAAAATTATTGACAAACGATAAGTTTATCTTGGCGGATGAAATGGGTTTAGGAAAAACCACGTCTGCTATTATCGCAGCCATGGAAGGTCAATTTAAAAAGATATTAGTTGTTTGTCCAGCATCTCTTAAACTTAACTGGAAAATTGAAATTTCAAACTACGATTCACCAAATAACATCAGTGTTGTTGATGGAAGTAATCTTACCGTAAAGAAATGGACAATTGTAAATTACGATATTCTTAAGAACTTTCATCATTTACCTAGACGTGGTGTTAAAACCGCTGATTTACCTGTATCACCAATTGATTACCATAAATTTGATTTGGTTATTGCGGACGAGGCTCATTACCTTAAAAATGCTGCATCAAATAGAACAAAAATATTTAATGATTTTGCTATGAAAATACCAGTAAGATGGTTATTGACAGGTACTCCAATCACAAATAAACCGATTGATTTTTATAATCTTTTGTATTTGTGTGAATCTCCTGTGGCATCTAATTGGGTTGGTTATGTTAAAAGATATTGTGCTGGTAGACAATTTAACCGTAAAGGTACAAAGCAAAAGTATTGGGTTTGTTCTGGGTCCTCAAATCTTGAGGAATTAAAAGATTTTTCTGCTGATGTTATTTTGAGAAGAACTAAAAGTGATTCTATTGATTTACCACAAAAGACTATCAAACCTGTTTATTTACCATTAGAGTTCTCAACCAGTTATAACGCTTATATTGATGAGTACGAAGCTTGGATTGAAGAAATGGAAGCTGCTGGTGAAAAACCAACAATTACTGATCACTTAACAAAACTTATCAAAGTTAGACAATTATTATCTTATGATAAAATTGCGCATACAATTGAAATGGCTGAAGAAATTATTGAGAACGGACAAAAGGTTATTATTTTCAGTTGTTTCTCGAATACTATTAAGGAATTAATGGCTCATTTTAGTAAAAAAGCTGTTATGATTGACGGATCGGTTTCAAAAGAAAAACGCCAACAGGCTGTCGAGTCATTTCAGAATGATGAAAAAATTACAGTTTTCTGTGGTAATATTGTAGCTGCTGGTGTTGGTTTAACATTAACCGAGGGTAGTGTTGTAATATTTAATGATCTTGACTGGACCCCAGCTAACCATATGCAAGCTGAAGATAGAGCACATAGAATTGGTCAACAAAATCAGGTTCACATCATTTATCCTTTGTTTGCGGATACTTTAGATATGATCATGTATAAAGCACTTCAAAGTAAGATGAAGATTATTAGTACGATTATGGGTGATAACCCATCAGAAGAACAAATTTCTGTCGGTAAAGAAGTTATTATGCACCTTAGACGTTAATGTTGTAATAAATAACTACCTTTAACATCTTTTCTTTGAGCACCTATGTCACTGTCACCAGCAGGTAACACAATTACATTATATTTAAATGGTTCGTCTTGTGTTGTTGGTAGCTCGTCTGTATAAACAATCGATTCGTATGGTATATTATACTTAACACTAATAAGATTTTTTAACGTTTCTTTAGCCGCATCATCAATAAAAGTAGCTTTTTCTTTTTCATCTTTAATGTAACTATTTCGGTCTTTTTTAAATAAACCTTTAAATAATTCCTTTGGTACTATTTTAGAAATTTTAGCTGTATCGGTATTAACTTTAGCTGTTTCTTTTTTATTTGCATCATCAGAAAAATTCATAACAAAGTTTGGGTCAGCGATATTAGCGATGTCACCCATTTTTGTGTAAGCGTAAGATTCAACATTATAACCAGATTTAAGTAATTGGTTTGTAACACTAATCGCTATATCATAATATTTTTTAGCAAAAAAATCACCAGCATCATTCCATCTTAAAATCATTTTAATGTCCACACCATCTTTTTTTGATTGTCTTTTTAAACCGTATGCTAACGGATCTAATTCATCCATTATGATATTTTCATACATTTCAGGATCGTTTAATAATAAATTAAGTCTTTGTGTGTATTTTAGGTTTTTACCGTAATTCATGATATAAAAACCTTTTCTAGCATAACAGTCAATCGCACATGAACCAGCCCCAGGACAAGTATTAATCGTATAGAATTTACCTTGTTCTTTATCATAAAGAATACTTCTTAATGCTGGTATACCTGTATTAACAGTATACTGTAAACCACCCCTATCGCTTTTTTCCATTTTAGGATTTCTATCGAATATTTGTTGTGGTAATGTAGTGATTTGTCTAATAAAATGATCAATATCAATCTCACCTTCATTATCTGTTGGTATATTTTTACCACTTATAATTGGTTCATCCGCATTTATCTTACCTCTATCTTTTGATGGCCTGCTTAATCTATCTAATTGTGAGTTTAACATAGCTACAACAGATTCTGGGGATAAGCAACTTTTTTTAACATCACCAAAATCTTTTTCCCAATCAACCTCAGATATGTTTGTGGACTCATTTAAACGAAAACCAATTAATTCTTTTGTTCTGAGTATCGCGTTATTAAATTTGTTATTAGTCATAATATTCCTGTATTTAAAAGTATTTATTATAAATATTAAGTAAATGAGAATAAATCCGATTGAAAAAGAAAAAATATACAAACAAGCTAAACATAGACTTGGTGCCCCTATTAGAAAAATTCAATTAGAGGATGAACAAATGGACTCACTTCTTGAAATCGCAACAGAAGACTATGTTGAGTTTATCAATAATTGGTTAATTGAACATCAATGGCCAAGTTTAATTGGTTTAAGTATTAGTGAAGCTGATTTGACAAGAGCTTTTATTTATAGAACTTTTGATTTGGTTACCCAATATACTTACTCCTACTCAAAAATCGTTGGGTTAGGTGCTGGTGAAGGTGGTTATGTACTTAAAAAAGATTACGTTGAGTTGTCTAAAGGCCAACAAATGTATGAGATTCCAGCCAACAGAGAGATAAATGAGGTTTTGTGGTTTACACCAGCTTCTTTGGACCAATCTGTTATCGACCCATTCTTGGGTGTTTGGAATAATCAATTTGGTGCTGAATATATGGGGTTAGGTAGTTACTATATCTTACCAGCTTTTGATATTTTAATGAGAACAACGGATAGAAATCTTAAAAATAGAATGATTCGTTCTGAATTAATTTATAAAATCACAAATGCACCTGATGGGAAAAAATATCTTCATTTAATGAACACACCTGGTGGTAAGTTTGATTTTAGAGGTTCAATGCTTGACCAAGGTAAATGCTGGTATTGGTATTATGATATTAACCCATTAATTAAAGATGATTGTTTAGCAAAAAACAAAGATATCATTAAATCACCTTCCGATGTTCCTTTGGATGATATTTCATTCGATGATTTAAATGACCCAGCTAAAGTTTGGATAAGAAGATACTTCATCGCTTTATGTAAAGAAACTTTAGGTAGAGTAAGAGGTACATTTAGTGGTAAAATACCAGTTCCAGATGCAAATATGGAAATTGAATACCAATCTCTTTTATCTGAGGGTAAAGATGAAATGGTTACACTTAAAAAAGAATTAGAAGATAGAATGCTTAGATTAAACCCATTAGAAATACTTAAAAGAATGTCTTCTGAGGCTGAAGAGGTTAATAAATCCCTTAAATATAGAGCGTTCCAAAAACCAATTAAAATTATATAATGTTTTATACAGCCCTAGATAAAAGTGATTATTTTGATTTAGTTGTCACAAAAGATTGTCGTGATTTTTATCGTGATTATAACGAATGTAAATTAATAAACATTAACGTTACTGAAGACTTATGTTCAATACCTGGGGGTGTTCAAACAGGGGAAGTTGAGTTAAAAAATATAACCCTTACTGGTTATGATAATTTTTTCATATATAACGGTGTAACGTTTAATACTAATAATTTTACATGGAATACAGCAACTGTTGCTTGGTTAAACGCTAATTTTAGTTGGTTAAATGATATAGGTGACGGAACAACTGGTTATACCGTAAATAATAACACTATTATTGATATTAATAATGATTTAACTTACATTATTGAAAGTGGTGACACATTTTGTTTTCACGAAATATCTGGGTATAGTGGTAACTATTGTTATGAAATTAATCATCTTGAATTAGATAACGGTGTGTATTATAATAAATTAAACGGTGGGTTTTATCAAGGTTTTTATAAAATATTCGGGCAAAACGTTGAATGGTTTCCAGCTAGAGCTAAAAAGGGTTGGACTGTTGATATGGTTGTCCATTTTCCAATGGATTTATCTGGAACAACATCTGGAACAACATCTGGAGAAACGTGTGTTATCTTAAATGACATTTACCCAAATAATAGCGGTTTTATTTTTTATATCGGTACAAGAGCTGAGAATAAATTTGCTGATCAAACAACAATTGAAGTACAAAGATTAGAAACAGAATATAGTGTTACACCTTTAAATACAAATAATTTATACACATACAATAGTTTAATAACCCTGGATGGTTTAACAAACTACATTGGTTATTTCAATTATTATAACGGTTTAATGTATACTGGTAGAAATTATACAACAGATTCACAACCATTACAATACCACCAAAAATATGGTGATTTAACATATAATGCGTTTGGTATTAGAGTTACTAATGATGGTAAAATTGGTTATAGAACCATATACCCAACTGACGTTTGTTATAGTGGTGCCACACAAGAGGTTAGTGGTATAACAAATAATTCATTTATTATGGAACCTGACGATCCTTGTGTTAATTACACAAAAGCTCTTATCGTTACAAAATATTTTACTATCGAAGAATGTTACACAAAAAAACCTATTATTAATGTTAGCGAAAATAAATTTTTAAACATAACTGGTGTTTTTGAAAGAGATTTTGCTTATGGTGATAATTGTCAATTAAAATATGGTGATTACAAAAAAGGTTCTTTTTCAATTTATTTAAATGGGTTCTTAGTTTTTAGAAATAAAAATTTTATTGAAGTCATGCCGCATGAATTAGACACTGACTCAAAATACCAAGAAGGTGTACCATTTAATATTTCTTTTGGCGGTGGTACCCAAAATTTAATGGATTTTATTTCACTCGATAACACAAAACATATAAACACTGTACTTGAAAAATTCTTTGCTGGGACATTTTTAGGTGGAGTTAAATCATTTAAAATGCATTGCGTACCTTTATACACTGTTGAGGTTAAAAAAGAGTTTAGAAGTATTGCGGATATGTACGATTTACCAATAATAAACGGTGGGAGACAAATATTTATAAAAAATTTATTCTAATGATATTCAGTATAAGACAAAATGCAACATTACCTATTTTAAAAATGAAAGTTTTTAGAGATGGTCGTAACGATTTTAGACGTTTTGAAGATTTAATCGAAAATTGTGTGGCAACTTTTGCCATGAAAGATGAAAAAACAGGTGTTTATAAAGTTGCTAATAAAGCAGCGAATGTTGTCCTTGAAAACCCATGTGATGAAAATGGTTACAAACACTATATCATAACATACCAGTTTACAAAAGACGATACTGACAAACCTGGAATATTTCTTGGTGAGTTTAAATTAACTCTTTTTGATCCAGCTGACCCAATGGAAGTTTATGGTGAATTAATAGCACCAATCCAAGAGGAGTTATACATACATATCATCGATTCATTTGTAAAAACAGATATTATTTAACTTTTTTTTTGTTTTTTTCAGTTTTATACTTATATTTGTCCCAAAATAAATAATTATGGCTGAATACAAAATATCCCTTGAAGAAATAGAAAGATTTTTAAATGGACACGATGATGAGAAATACATCGTTAATGTTGAGTATGACGCTGAAACAAATTTAATTCATAAAATTAAACAAGACCCTGAAAAAGGTAATTTAATTGAGACAGAACCTTTAATGGCTTTTATGTGGATTAAAAATCTTAACAAGGTTAAGGATTTAACTAATTTTTATGATAACAGTGATTCTAAAATTAAATCAGCTAGACAAAGATTTGGTATTGAAATCAAATCTTTAGGTGGTGATCACCCAAAATTATTAGAAGGTTATAGATATTTAGTTACCTGTAATCAAGGTAATAAAAGAATGTTAGATTTCTTCAGAGAAGGTGGTATCTACGTATATGACACAAGAAACGATATTAAATCACACTTTTTAATGATATCACCTGTTGAGCAATATTTTATACACACTGGTAAACGTTTGTTTAAAGGGTTTGAAGAATATGATGATATCCATAAATTTATATTTGACTTAGAGACAACAGGTTTAGACCCAAATATTAATAGAATATTCTTGATTGGTATCTACACTAATAAAGGTGTTAAAGAAATCATACCAGTTGAAAATAATGATGAATCTGAAAGACAAGCAATCACAAAATTCTTCGAAGTTATTAATAATATTAAACCAACAATTATTGCTGGTTATAATAGCGCTAACTTTGATTGGGATTTCTTTTTTGTCCGTTGCCAAAAACTTGGTTTAGATATTCAAGATATTGCGATAACACTTAAACCAGGTGAACTTATCCAAAGAAAAGAAAAAAGTATGCTTAAACTTGGTAATGAGGTAGAGGAATATACCCAAACTAATATGTTTGGTTATAGCATCATTGACATCATACACTCAGCTAGACGTGCACAAGCGATTGATTCAAGCATGAAATCTGTTGGTTTAAAATACGTTTGTAAGTATAACAAGATCGCCAAAAAGAATCGTGTTTACATTGTCGGTGATAAAATCGGTAACACATGGTACTCAGAAGATAAATTCTATTTTGATGATAGAACTGGCGCATATTCTAAGACAAAACCAGCTTTAGAATTTATGGATTATATTCGTAGAGAAGATATCCAAGCTAACCCAGATAAAGTGTTTATTTTTGGTGATAACTTATTAAGAGAAGGTCTTGGTGGTCAGGCAATCC